CGTATACGCCTGGGAGAACTGCTGCCATGGCCAGCGACCCAACCGGCTTACCGCCCGCTTATACGCCTGGACGTCGGGACCGTCGGCGGGGGTCGGCTGCCCCGGCCAATCGGGAGCGTAAAGCGAACGGGGGAAATCGACCTTTGGCCCGGGACCCTGTTCGTATGGGTACTGCCACCATTTCGATTCGGTCAGGAGCGCGATCGCCTCGGGCGTGAACGCGGGTTCCCCTGCGTTCGGTAGCCCGGCCGGGATCAGCGCCGTTCGCAGGACCTGAAAGACGTTTTTCCCGAGGTTGCCCGTATCGTCGAGGCCCGACTGTCGCTGAATTCCCTCGATCCCCGAGTTCGCGACCGTATTGTCCTTCCCATGGGCGAACCCGTTCGAGTAATCCTCGTCGAACTGGTTTTTCGGGGCGGGCCAGCGGCCGAGTCGACAGACGGCGATTTTGTATGCCCGGACGTCGGGACCGTCTGACGACGGTTCATAGCCGCCGCCGATATCGGGCGGGTAAAGCCAGCGCGGTTGCTGGACCGCTGGCGGGTTCGGGTTCGTCGGGTAGGGGAGTGTCCACCAGTCGGGCGCTGGATCGTCGGCGAGCGTCAGGGTTTCGAGCGAATCCCAATCCGCTTTCGTCCCATGCTGCGCCATGAATATGGACAGGTTCCGCCCGATTCCCGCGTCCGTCAATAGTCCGACCCATTCCTCGCCGTCGATCCGACCTCGCAACCCCGTATAGAGGCCGATCATCATGTTTAGCCGCCCGGCGGGAACCCCGACCCGCGTCCAGTAGGTCGAGCAGTTCGCCGGGAGGTAATCGGCGTAATCGTTGTAATACGCCTGCGGGAACACCCCGCCGCCCGTGTCGAGGAACGAGTCGACGTCGATTTCGTAATCCCAGCGTTCAGGATCGGACGGCGACCCCAGCGTCGTCAGGTGGACCGGCCCGGACCAACCGCCATCCCGAACCCCGCTCACGTACGGCCATAGCCCGGCGTTACTGCGGGTTCCCTTCGCGCAGGCCTCGATATCGGCCATGACATGTTCAGCGCCGAGTTCGATCGCCTGCCGACCCAGCGCCAACCCGTCACGGTAGAAAACGTCCGGGTCGGGGTTGTCATGGTCGCCGTAGGTCACCCCCCAAACGCCGGGCGACAATCCCGCAGCTCGCGCCGGTTCGAGGTTCCAGTCGTACAGGAGCGTTCCGTCGACCGCCTCGAACGAAAGCCAGCGGTAACCATGGCCGACGAGCGCTGCGAGGTCGTAAGGCGACTGCTCGTTCGTCAGTAGACCCGGCTGGGCGTACAACTCCGCATAGGTCGCCAGGGTCACTAGCTGACCCGCCGCGGGCGAACCCGGATGATCCGGTTCGTATAGTGATGATTCGCCTGCGACTGGAAGTAGCGCAAGCGGATATCGGTCGACGCTGCGAGGCCGGTTCCCAGAATCGTGAACCCGATTTGCGAGTTCGCAACCGCAGCGACGTAGGCAATGCTCGCAATGCTCGTCGCGGTTCCCAGCCACAGGCCCAGGAATCCGGTCGCGTTCGCAACCGTCGAATAGACGCTCGACATAGCCTCGACGTCGTAATCGCCCGGACGGGGGACCGTGACGAGCGGGCCAGGGGTTGCCGGGTCCAGCCATTGCCCGGTCGTCGCGCCGATCTGAACGTCGCTCGCGTCGGCGCTGGCCAGCGCGTCGCCGCCGATGAACTCCCATTTATAGGCCGACGTCGACCCGGCGTTGTACCGGAACCGCCATTGGTAGGTCGGGTTCGTGAGCGAGTCGACCAGGATATGTTCCTGCCCGTCGCTGGGCGTCGCGGGGAGCGTCGTTCCGTACGACGGCGCAGCGCCGCTGGGAGGATTCGCCCAGCGTAGGCCGGTCGCTTGCGTCGGGTCGACCGTCAGGATTTGGCCGGTCGCGCCGACCGGCAAACGAGCGACCGTGTCGGCAGCGGTCGCGGCGATGAGGTCGCCCTTAGCGTCGACGAACCAACGGCCGATCATTTGGCCGTCGAGCGCCAGCGCCAATTCCTGCATATCGACCGGAACGTCGGCGGGGTCGGCCGGTTCAGGGTACGGCAGAGCGTATGTCGGGGTCGCTCCCATTCGAGGCCTCCTCTCGATTCGTTGCGAGTAACCGCAACTCTGCGTCGGCGATGAGTTGCGGCAATGAGTCGAGCCAGTCCCGGGCCATTCCCAACCCGTAGAGGACGACTGGCGCTTGCGGGAACTCGTTCACTGGTTCGTCGTCGTCGAGCTGAACGAGCGAAAAATCGACCTGAAACCGGAACGCGACGAGTCGGCTCATTGGAAGTCGATCAGCCCAAGGTTTTCGAGTTGCTGCGAAACCGAACGGGCGATATCGAGGGCGTGCCCCGTGTCGGAAACGACCGGCCGACCGATGGGGGAGCGACCGAAAAACCCCAGCGCGTTCGCCTGGGCACGGATCGAATCGCTATTGGTCCGAATCTGCGGCGACTGAATCCAGCCGCCGCCATTGATATCCCCGCTCGACGAGATTCCGGTTCGGGCGGTCAGGACGCCGCCGGCGATTCCGCCGCTCCCGACGTCGAGCGACGCGCCCCCGATCGACCCGGAAACCGACAGGCTGCCCGTGAGCGCAGCGCCCCGGCAAAACAGGTCGCGGCAGCGAATGTCGGCGCTCGCGCCCATGGTCAGGTCGCCGCCGATCGACGCGGTTCCCGAAATCGACAACGACGACCCCGACAGAGGACCGGCAGCCGATGACGTCTTGGTCACGGTTCCAACCGCCAGGACGAAATCGTCCGCAACGACGACGTAAACCGGATAGTTGCCCGCCGCTCCCCCGAGGCCCGCGTTCGCCACCTTGGGGACCGTCAGGGCGACCCCCTCGATTTCGACGTTCAGGTAAGCGTTCGCATTCTGGCCGGAGTCGGGGAGCGCCTTGGCGACGATCAGCCGCAGCGGGGTTCCCTTGTCGAACGCCGCACGTAGAACGTTCGCCAGCGACCTAGTCGGCGGCGGGGTCGGAGCCTCAGAATTCTGGATGACGTCGAGGGCGCTACTCATCGGGTAAGCGCCTCCCGGCGTCGCCGACCCTTACGCGCTTCCAGCCATGCCGACCGCCCGTAATAGACCCCGAACGGTCGTCGCGGCATCGGAACTTGACGCTCGCTCGACGCGGGGGTGAATACCGACCGCGTCGTTAGCTCCTGCGCCCCCTCGGGTCCGAGGTCGAGCCGGATCGCGTCGACCGTATGCAGCTCGTCGCGACCGTCGACGAACCGAACGCGGATTGTGTCGCCGGGTTCGAGCGCCGGGTTCGGCGCAGCGGTCAGGACGAGCGATCGCGTCAGGCCTAGCTTGGTTGAGAGGAGCGCTTGCGCCGCCTGCTGCGCCTGGGTCGCAGTCTGAACCGCCGACGACTGCTCGATCCTGACGACCCGCCCGAACGGACCGCCCCAGTAGGTCAGGGATGACGGGTTGTTGTCGACGACGAGCGCCGACACGGGAACGTCGCTCGCGTCGGCCTGACCCTCGACGAGGACGCCGTTATAGATACCCGTCCGGTCTAGCGCCTCCTCAGCGTTCAGCATGACCCCTCGGTCGCCCGTGTCGATCAGCCAGACGGGAGCGGTCAGGTTCCCCGACGCCCCCGTGAAAACGAGCTGGACGGGGTTCGGCACGGTAAAGACGTAGAGGAATTCATAGTCGACCGAGGTCGCGGTAACGGGTTTCGACAGGGTGATTTGGTCGGGACCGTCGACGCTACGCAGCGTCGTCCCGGCCTGCGCCCCGGGACCCGTTACGACCATGCCCGGGGTTAGGTCGGTCGTGTCACTGATTTTCGTCAGGACCGGCGACCCTGCGACCCCGCGAGCGTTTTTCTGGCCGCGCGTATTGACAGGACCGTTCAGGGTGATTTGCGAGGCCGAGTCGATCGTCAGGATGCGACGACCCGGCGGCAGGCCGACCCCGTAAACCGTCATCCCCGAAACGAGGTCGCTCGTTTGCGACAACCCCGTGACCCGCGGCGAGTCGTCGGTTAGCGTCCCATTCCGCGTTATCGAAATCGTCCCGGGAGCGCCGTCGAAAACATAGTTCCCGTCGGCGTCGAAATACGCCTCGCCCCCGATCGACTGCGCGAGTTTCGTCAGGGCGTCATCGCGGTTCCCCGAGTAGAACGTATCGGTAATGAAAATCGGCGGGTCGTAAATTGTGTGGTACGCGATCCCGCCGCCGAACACCCCTGATACGACCTCGGCTGCCGCCGCCGCGACCCGCTTCCCAGCGACCGCAAAGGGAGCGGTAAACGGTTCGTCCCGAACCTGCGCCATCCGGTCGGCGAGTTCGATCGTCGCTTGGTCCTCGACCGTAAGCCACGTAACCGACTCGACCCGATAGACCCCGAGGCGGGCGTATTCGCTCGTCCCGTCAGGGAAGCGAACACCGCGACTGATAGACGCGTACCCGCCGAGGGGGAGCGCTCGCAGGTTCACCCCGAGGTCGACGCCCGCCTGCAGCGACCAGGGGACCTGTACCGACCCGTTGCGGCGGATGACCGCCGTTCGGTCGAAAGTCAGTTCGCCGCCGATGACGGGAACGTTCAGCCAACCCGTACCCGGAAAGTAGAGGTCGACCGTCGCGACGATCGAATGCGACTGGCGCAGCGCCGCGAGGAACCGCTGGCTAACCGGCCTCATACGTCGTCGGGGGGCCAGGGAACGACGTCGTAAGCGCCCGCGACCGTCGTATCGTGAACGACCGCCTCATACGTTCCCCGCGCCGCTTTCAGCGCTGCATAGGACGCGTACCCGTTGCGAATCCCCAGGTAGGACGCCAGCGCCATCGGGATAAACAACCCCGGGTCGGGCCGGTCGACCTGAACGGCGGAAATCAGGAACCGACGCGCCTGGTTCGTCGCGAGATTTACGACCCGCTGCTCGCGCCATTCCAACGCCGTGACGTACAGGTTCCCGATGCCGTTTTCGGGTGGCGTCCGTAGCAGGATCGGAACCCCGTTCCCCAGCGCCGCCCGTGCCCGCTCGCGTTGGTCGTCGGTATCGGTTAGGAGCGATACGTCGAGTTTCGGTGCCCGGGCAATGTCGGACGTAACGATCGGCGTTCGCCGGTTCAAGACGTAGTGAACGCCCGTCGTCGCTTCATAGTCGAGTTCGTCGAGGCGTTCGTACGTCACCCGCTGCGAGTTCGACGGAACCGCAATGTCGACGACCCAGGTATCCGAACACCCCAGCGCCGGAATCGTTATCACCTTGGTATCGGGTGGCGACTGCGCCCCCGACGCGTCGGCAACGATCGCCGTATAGGTGAGCGGCACCCCGAGCGGCGCTTCATAATCGCGCAGGATCATCGGGTTACTAGAAAACGTCGCCGGGCTAGCACCCCGAACGTACGCCTGCGTTCCCGACGGACCGACCCGCGACAGGAATAGCGACGTCGTCCCAGACGGAACCAGGACCGTCGCGACGACCGTGTCGAGCGGCGGGTCGAGCGCCAGCGTCAGAGTCGGTTTCGCGATCGTCGGGTTTACGCTCATCGCGCGACCGATCCCGCGAGCAGCGTTCGGGCGACCCCGAGGTTCGACTGGACGATTTCGGTTCGGACCATGCCCCGCAGCTCCTGATTCCCGAGGAAAACTCGGACCTCGACGTTCCGGTCGTCGACGATCGGCTGCAGGAGCGTCGCTGCGCCCCCGTCGCCAATGCCCGGGATCGCCGACGCGAGCGCCCGGTCGACGAGGCCCGAGTTCTGCGTGATTCCCTGGGCGATGCCAGCGACAACCTGTTTCCCGACCTCGTCGCGCATGACCCGCGACGGAGAACTGATTTTTAGGCCCGACTTGATCGCCTTTTTCAGCGCCGCGACCAGTTTGGTAGCGGCGGCGGTTACCTGTCCGATCGACTTTTCCAGGCCCGACGCGAAACTCGATCCGAGCAGGGTCCCGGCGGTTCCGAGGTCGATCCCGAAATCCTTCATTAGCTTGTTGATCCGCGTTCGAGCGCCCTGGGCGGTCGCATGACTCGACGCTAGGTAGTTCTGCAGACTGGTTAGCGCTTTATCGAACGCCTGCTGCTGGACGTACTGGGTACCCTGCAGCGCCGCGCGTTCCTGTTCGGCTTGTTTCTGCAGCGCTGCAGCTCGAATGTCATAGGTCGCTTGGTCGTAGGCCTGCTGCGCCGCCAGTCGTTCATCGTCGGTCGACGCTGCCGCCATTTGCGACTGGGCGGCTGCTAGCGCCTGCTGGCGCTGCGCCTCAGCCCGGGCAGCTTCCATGTTCGCCAGTTCGATTTCGGCGGGGGTCTTAGCCGCCTGCTGCGACGCGCCGAACGCCTGCTGCAGATAACCGCCGAGTTGCGTCGCAGCGGTCGACAGGGGACCTCGGGCCGCGCGGATTGCAGCGACCGCCATATTCGCTGCCGCCTGCTGCGCCTTGGGGATCGACGCGTTTATCCCGTTGGCGAACCCCTGAACCGTGTCCTGCCCGAACGAGTAAAAGACTTTCGACGGCGACCCGATCCCGAGGATTCCTTTCGCAGCGTTCATCGCGCCGTGAGCGACTTTCGACGCCGCCGACGCTGCAGCGCCGACCATGGATTCGATTCCATGGACGAACCCCAAAACGAGGTCGCGGCCAGCCGAAACCAGCCAACCGGCGGCACCGCTGAACGCGCCCTTTACGGCAGCGACGATCGCGCGAGCGGCAGCGCCCGCAGCGCCAACCCCAGCGCGGATCGCGCCGACGAGCGACGTCATGGCGCGACGGACGACCCCGACGATGGCTGCGAACCCGGACGAAATAGCGCCACGGATCGCGCCCAGGACGGCGGTAATCGCTCCCTTTACCGCGTTCCACGCAGCGACCGTCGCCGACTTGATAGCCGCCCAGTTACGAATAACGAGCGCCAGCGCGATCCCCAGCGGCCCGGCAATGATGGCGACGAGGAGCGGCCAGTTCGACCGAATCCAATTGAATACGGCCGTAACCGCCGACTTGATCCCGTTTACCGCAGCGACGACCGCAGCTCGAACCGCGTTCCAACCCGTGATAAGCGCCGCCTTGACGGTCGACCAGTTCCGAACGAGCAGGTAAAGACCGACACCCAGGGCGGCGATGATCCCGATAACGATGGCAATGGGAGCGAGCAGGCCCGCCGACAACGCCGCCGATACCGCGAGCGCAGCGTTCAGGACGACGAACGCCGCTGCCAGGGCGAACACCGCGATAACCAGCGCCTTGAACGCTGCCGGGTGTTCAGTCAGGAACTTGGTAATCGCAATGAACGCGGGGGCTAGCTGGCTAACCATTTCCCCAGCCAGGTTGCTGAACGATTCCTTTAGCTTGTTCACCTGACCCGGAAGGGTGTTCCCGACCGCTTCGGCCGATCCGCCGAACTCGCGATTCAGTTCGGCCAGAATGATTTTCTGCGCCTTGAGAGTGTCGCCATGTTTGACCAGGGTCGCTATCTGTTCCTTCTGCGCCGCCGTGAACGACACCCCGACCCGCTGCAGCGCGGTAATCCCCTTGACGGGATCGTTCAGCGCCTTACCTAGCTGGATCGCTGACGTTTTCGTGTCCTGACCTAGCGCGACCGACATATCGAGCATGGTCCGGGTCGCCTGGTTGAAAATGTCGTTCCCCTTCCCCGCCACGTTCTGGACCTTGGTAAACGTGAGCAGGAGGTTTTCGCCCGACTGAATCGCCTCGTCATCCATCCCCGACTTGTTCATTAGCGCCGTGGCCATCCCCTCGATCTGTTTCGCCGATACCCCCGCAGCGCCGCCGGTCGACTTGAGGACCGCTTCCGTCTGAGCGCCGACCTTGGCCGCTTGGCTCATTTCGTCGATCCCCGTTTTCAGCCCGACCGCGAGCAGCGCCAACCCGCCAGCGCCACCCGCGACGACCGCCGCTTTGCCGACGCCCTTTAGGTTCTGGCCGAACGACTTACCGCTATCGCTGGCGTCCTTGAACCCTTTTTTCAGGTCGTCGGTAACCGCCTTGAATACGACATTGATAACGGGGGAACCGGCCATCGTTACCGCTTCCTCTGCTGCGCCTTACGAATCGCCCGGGCCTGCGCCTTGACGTCGTTTTCCGCGAAGCGCCAAAACGCCTGATACTCGGCGGGCGTCAACTCGTCGACGTCGCGCGGCGTCATTCGCCAGTAGCGGCAGAATGCGGCGAGGTTGTCGGCGGCGACCCGTTCATAGGGTCCAGCGGCGCAGCGTCGGTCGCCCGGACCTCGATAACGACGTCGAGCATTTCTTCCCAGGCGATCGGATGACCCGCCCGGCGCAGTTTCAGCCAAGCGAGGACGGCGAACTTGTCGTCGGTGTCCTCGTCACTGATTACCTGCGTGAACGATCGGCCAAGGATCGCCTTGACCTCCTGCAGCTCGCGGGGCGTGAACCGTGGCGCTGCGACGTCCTCCTGATAAAGCGTTACCTCTGTCGGGGTTTCTAGGGCGATGGCCATTGCATCCCTTCAATCGCTCGTTCAGCCGCCTGGGTGCCCGCTGCGACTAGCAGCGGTTCGGCATCCATCGCGGCCGGGTACAGGAAATTTCCGGTCGGGGAATGGGGGAACCCGCGACCGCCGAACTCGACGTACTGGGCGTAAGCGACCCCGTCGCCCATGGCGACGATCGCGCCGTCGCCCTGGTTCCGACTGAGGACCGAGGCGGCAAGTCGTCCGGTTCGGTGGGGCAGCGACGAGCGGATATGCCCGGCCGTGCGGTCGGCGACCTTCCCGAACTCGCTCGTCGCCGTCTTGTCGATCCGACCCGCGAGGATTCTGGTTCCCTCGGCGAGTTCCGCGACCCCCTCGACCCGGACCTCGACCCCGTCCGGCATTACTTACCCGCCGCTTCCTTGGCTGCTGCCGCTGCTGCTGCTGCCGTCGCGGTTTCCCGCTTCACTGGCGGACCGTCGAGCGACCATTCGAGTTCGACTTCGGACGCGTCGCCCGCGTCGCCGTTGATCGGCGCGTAAGGCTGCGGGATGACCAAACCCGACCATGCCGGGTTATCCGGTCCGATCGCCTGCGACTTGTAACCGACGACCTCGAACGCGACTGGTTCGCCGAACGCGACCGCCGCCGAAAGGACGTCCTCCGTCGCGTCGGTATCGAACGACTGATAGAGCGTTGCGACGAGCGCCCATTTCACGGTCCCGGGGTAATCCTTGGACCCGCACATAGTGTCCAGCGTCGTCGTTGAGACGTCGGGCGACAGCTCGATATGGTTCGTAACGCAGGCGAGTTCCTTCAAGTTCGTAATCGTGTCGTCGGTCGAAATTTTCAGGCTGGCGTCGTTCAGAATGAGCGGTTGCGGTTCTCCGGCCATCGGTTCCCCTTCCTTTCCTTTAGACCGTCACTGGGAGGTCGAAAAAGATTCGAGCGCCCAGATAGGTGACGTTTGCAATGTCGTAACGCCGCGGCGCGTCGAGCGTCGCTATCGGCCAGGGATACGGGTCCGCCCGCAACCGCTCGACCGCATAGGCGACGAGTGATTCGAGCATGGCGATTCCCGGCCCAGGTTCGACCCGCGACGCGACCGCGAGGATTTCAAAACGGGCGGTCCACAACCCCGACCCGTTCATTCCAACCCCGATCGACTGCGGTTCTAGCCAGGGGTCGCCCCACAGGAGCATTAGCGCAGGCGGCGAAAGCGAGTCGACGACGTCGACGAGGACCGTAGGGTCCGAATCGCTGGCGGGTTCGAGGGCGGCCGCAGCTCGCCCCCGAACCTCGTCTAGCGCCAGCGTTCCCGCCACCCTAAGCGATTCCCCATTGCCGTTTCAGCGGCGTCAGGGTGAACGCGTGTCGGTTGAACCCGTCACGGGGAGCCTGCAGCGCTCCCGTTTGGTCGAACCCGATTACGCCGAACGCTGCGTCTTGCGATTTGAACCATTCGACCGCCCGTAGGACGTTCACCCGATTGGCCAGCGGGTCGCCGGTCGGAATCGGGTCGTCGTCGGGGCGGTCGCAGTCATGGTCGATTTCGACCGCCGCAGCGTCAAGACAAGCTTGCAGCGCCGCCGAGTTTTCCGGGGTCGCCCGGACCCGCAGCGCTGCGGCTAGTTCGTCTGTCGTTGCGTAGGCCATCGTCCCGGGTTAGCTCGATTTCGAGGAGGTCGACCGCGTCGACGACCCAGTCACGGCGGGCGCTCCCAGTTCACGGAATGCCGTCGCGTCGATTACCTGGGCCAGAAACGCTCCCACGACCCCGACCTCGAACCCGGCGATCGACGGTTCGACCGCCCGCAGCTCGACCGGCGCTCCCGCATTCTCCGCCGTCAGGAATTGGTCGAACGCGCCGACGACCGCATACGGAGCCGTGAACCCGCCCGAAATGACTAGCTGCAGACCGGCAACCGTTCCCGTTCCCGTCGACAGGTTCCCCGACCCCGCAGCGATGAAAACGGGAGCCTCGGAACCGACGATCCCGAGCAGGGCGTAACCCGTCGCGACGTCGGTAGCCAGGGTGTCGGCCCGGCGTCCAGACGAGTCGTAAATCTCGCCCGCCGCCTGCGTAATCGCAGCGATCCAGCCCGCGAGGTCGTTCGACGCAACGGGGATCGCCGTTCCCGCGATCGCTTCCAGCGCGGCGCAGGCAACCCCTTCCGTTGTGTGAGCGTAAGCCTCGGCCGCGAGGTCGAACCAAAGCGCCAACGCGTCGGGGTTCGACCAAACGACGTCCTGCCATGACAGGTCGCCCGACCCGCCGTAGACCTTGGCGTTCGCCTCGCGCATGGCGACCGTCATTTTCTGGCTGGGCAGTTCCGTCTTTTCCGCCGTCTGCTCGCCGACGATGGGCCGCTGGGTGATTTGCGGGTACGTCACTTTCCCAGCGGTAAGCGCGATCGACCGCGACGCCTGAACGACCGGCCTCGACTTGTCGATAACGTCGATTAGCTGCGCCAAATGCTGCGACGGGAGCAGGCCTGGGATATCGGCGGTAAGGGTGTTTGCAACCGCCCTGGTCAGACGGTCGCGGGCAGCCTCCCGAGCTGACGGTCCCCCGGCACGGGTCGCGATCGAATCGAACCGCGAAATGAGTTCGTCCCGCGCGTACTGGCCGAAGTTCCGATAGACGAGTTCGCCGCCCTCTGATTCAGGAGCGGACGGGGTCGACGTCGGGGTCGGTTCGGGGCGACCCGCCCGCGAAAGGACCGCGCGAGCGTCGCGCGACGACTGCCGCGCCTCCTCTAGGTCGAGCAGTTCCCCGATTTGCGGTTCGAGTTCTGCGAGCCGGGATCGCTGGCGGGAAATCAGTTCCCGCTCAGAATCGGACGGGTCGCGGTCCTCGCCTTCGGCGCTTTCGAGGATCGCGTCGATGTTCTCGTTCACGCGTTCCCGCTCGTCGACGAGGCGCTGCAAAACTGCGTTAGGCGGCATTCCTATACCTCCGTCGTGACTCGGATTCGACGGGGTGCCGCGGGTCCGGGGTGCCGCTAAAGCGGGGTGCCGGGTATGCGGGGTGCCGTTCTGCCCGCGTAGGTTACGCCCGGATTCCGACGTTTCGCAAGCGGTCGCGCTGCGACTCGTCGACCGTAGGGATTTCCAGGGCGGTAATCATTTCCGCTTTGGAACGATGAGCGGTAACGAGCGCCGCCGCATACGACGGGGTTCTGCAGAGGGAAACCTCGTCCAAATGGCAATGCTCCCGAACGACCGTACCCTCGGGAGTACGACGCCACCCGCCGCGGCGCAGGTCGGCGAAACCGATCGACAGGCCCGGGAGGATTCCCTCGTCGACGAGTTCGAGCGCTTGGTCGCCGATCATCCCGCCGAACACCCGGAACGTTCCGTACAACCCCGAGGTTTCGTCCGACAGTTCGACCGCCCTCCCGATAATGTCGGCCAGGCCGTCGCGGTGTTCGTACCGCAGTTCGATCCGGTTCGGCGCTTTCAGGTTGCGAGCGAACGCGCCCGCCTCGAATACCTCGAAATAGGCGGGACCTCCGGCGTCCTGAACGCGGGCAGCCTCCCCATAGGGAACGCAGCAACCTTCCAGCGTTCGCCCGTCGTCGCCGTGGCGCTCTAGGCGCAGCGTGAATGTTCTATGCAGAATCGGTTCGTTCATCCGGTTACGACCTCCAAAGCGGGTGGTTCGGCGGGCGACGGCTGGCCGACCGAGGGTTTCGCCCCCGGCGGTTCGTCGATCAGCGGCAGCGCTTCCCCTTCCGACAGGGGCGGGAGGTCGAACACGGCAGCCCGGTATTCGTCCTCCGTGACGACCCCGTCCGCGAGCGCTTTCGAGTAGATCGTTTGTTTCGCCGCGAGGTCGGGCGAGAGCAGAATCGACGGGTCGAACTCGACCCATGACCCCGACGGGACCCAGGTCGACAGGTGAGACTCGACCCGATGAGCGGCGGGGTACAACTCGGCCCGCCACCATGTTTCAAAAAGCATTTCGGGGTTCGAGTAATTCAGCCCCCCGGCCTGCTCCATATTCAGCATGAACGCGGGCACCCCGTAGGCGGCGGCAATCTGTTTCGCGTCCCATTCCCGCGACTCCAAAAGCATGAGGTCCTTGGGGTTGAAAGCGAATTCTTTATAGGCGACGTCTGGCGGCAAAACCGCAGGAGCGCCGTTCCGTTGCCCCGACCTCGACAACCATTGCGCCTGCAGCTCCTCGGCCTGTTCCTTGGTCACCCGGCGCGACGGCTGCAGGACCGCCCAGGGGATGCCGCCCCCGTTGTAGACCCCCGCGGCGAACGCTTCCGCTGCCGCCGCCGATGCGACATTCCCCGCGTACCCTTCCAGCGCTGAGGTCCCGCGTAACCCGCCTTTCGGGTCGCGGGTGATTTGCAGAATGTCGTCGGTAGCGAACCGCGTTTCGCCGATCCTGTAGGTACGCCCGCCACGGGGATTCGCCTCGACAACGACTTTCGCCGGGTCGAGGACCGTCCAGGTTTGCGGGTAGCCAGTCTGATAGCGCGACGTCACCCATAGGAACGCGTCGCCCCAGGCGTACATTGAATAAGCGGCAGCGAATACCGCCGACCCGATCCCGCCCGGAAACCAGACGGGGTCAGGGTTGCTCACCCAAAGCGGTTGATAGCCGCCACGGAAACGGAGCGGCATCGTTCCTATCTGCTGGGAAACGAGCTGTAGACAACGCGCGACGACCCCCAGCCGCGACGCCATCCCAGGGGAAACCCATGCCCCCGATTCGAGGTACCAACTAATCGAGGTCGGGTGCAACCCGGCGAGGTCGGGGTCGAGCGCTGCAGCGGCGTAGAAACTCTGCCGTTGTCGCTCCCGACGGCGACGCAGTCGCATGGGGTCCTAGAGTCGCAGGCGGCAACCGAAACCGCAATGGGAAATCATTTCCGCTAGTGGCGGTCGGGATTACCGGCGACAATACCGCCCGTGTCATGGCAACCCGTCGGCGACAGTCTCGCCGCCAGAGGACCAAAACCCCGCCTACGGCTCGTCGAAATGCCGCCATGGGCCGGATGGACGACGACGAGCGAATCCGCCAGGGCGATCCGCTGGATAGAGAAATACCTTCCCGTTCCCGTTGGCTACGGCCAGGGCCAGCCGATGAAACTGGCCGGGTTCCAACGCTCGATCATCCGATCCCTGTACGACAACCTCGCGACGTTCGTTTCGATCCCCGCCGCCAACGGGAAATCGACGCTGCTCGCAGCCGTCGCCGTCGAACGACTCTGCAGGGGCGACGCCTACGTCGAGGTCGACGTTCTAGCGACCAAGCGGGAACAAGCGGCAATCATGGTCGAGGCAGCGAAACGGTTCGTCGAAATGGTCCCCGAACTGTCCGACCGCTGCGTTTGGTACGCAAACCCGGGCATCCTCGAATTCAGGCCGACCGGATCGCGGCTAATGGCGCATCCCGCCCGACTGAGCGGCCTACAGGGGTTGAACTTCTCGCTCGCCGTAATCGACGAAATCGGGTTCGCCGACGACCCGCTCGTCGAGGCGCTAATCGCCCGGCTAGCGAAACGACCTGACGCCCGGCTCATCGGGATCGGCACCCCCGGATTCGACCCGAACATTCTGTACCGACTGCGAGAGGAATCCTTCGCCGGGTCGCTTCCCTCGGGCGTTTCCTACGTCGAGTTCAGCGCCCCGCCGGGAGCGGACCTCCACGACCGCCGAACCTGGGCGCAAGCGAACCCAGCGCTACGCGCCGGATTTATGACCCCCGCAGCCATAGCGATCCAGGCCGACCTACTGCCGGAACGCTCATTCCGCACGTACCACCTGGGCCAATGGGTCGAACAGACGGCTGGCTGGCTACCCGACGGCGCATGGAACGACTGTCCCGACGTCCTCCCGCCACCCGACGGGACCGAGGTCGTTATCGCCGTCGAGGGCACCTATCAGCGAACCCTCGCAGTCGTCGGCTGCGGACTAGACGGGTCCGTGTTCCATTGTTGGTCGGCGCAGGCCGCCCGCGACGACGAGCTGAAACGCGTCCTCGACGCTTGCGCCGACCGCTGGGAGGTCGTCGAGGTCACCCATCCCAAGCGAATCCGAACCGGCCTGTTCGCCGACCTCCGCCGCGACGGGATGCCGCTGCGACCATGGGACACGGGAGCCGACGTCGAGGCCGCGAGCGCTAACGAGTTCCACCGCGCGATCGTCGACGGACGACTGACGCATGACCATTCCCCGCTAATCGCCGACCATGTAGACCGGATGGCCGTCCGAACCATGGTCGACGGGTCGATCCGACTCGCCCGCCCCGAAACAGGGGAACCCTGCGACGCAGGCCTCGCAGCCCGGGCCGCTCGGGGTCGCCACGGGTGCCGGGTATCCGACCCGGCTGCCGTCGTTCAGTCGGTAACCGCAGCGCCCCGAGGGGGCCCTGCTACGCGGGCGCTCAGCACGGCTTCTCCTCTGGTGGGTGGGGGAGCAGACCCAGCCGCGAGATCGTGCAACTCGCAGTAGAGCTGGTTGTACGCTGCGGCCAGCCTCCGCTCGGGTTCGCCTCTGGCCGGGTCACGCGAGAACGGACGCTCAGCGGGGTAGTCGTTGATCGCCGCGAGAAGTTCGTCGGCCAGCGCATCTACAGATAGCACCGCTTCCGCGCCTCGGCCCACCCGTATACCTCCTGCTCGATAGGAACCGTGACCCCTACAGAGTAGCCCCACCGAGGACGCCGCGGTCGTCGACGCCCAGGCCCGCCATAACGTCGTCATCGTCGACGACTGGACGACCTACACAGACGACCTCGACGAGGCGGTCGTCGCTCACCGCGCGAGCGGCCAGCGGGCCGTCGTCGGAATGCCCCTCTGCGAGCGCTGCCACGAACACCCCATGACGACCGTTCAGGAGTACCGCGACGACGACAACCCGGCGCATTGGCCGAACCTCGTTACGCGCCGCTGCGACCGCTGCGCCAAGGACCTCCGCGATTACGTCGCGGTGCCGCGGATCGCAATGACGATCGTTCACGACACAGGACGCGAGGGTACGACCTGCGACGACTGCGGGGCACCGATCGCGCTAGGTGACACCTGCGACCATGCCGGGAGCCAGGATCGCGGGGCGATGCCGGGACCGTGACAAGCCTCGACCTCTAACCCCGCGTAAGACGACGACCCGCCCATCCCGGCGGGTCGTTGTCGTTCATGGGGTAGCGGCAGCCGCCGCCGGGCGCTATGGTCCCCCCGGCCGTCAGACTTCCCGCTTCCCTTGCGGTCCTGACGACTGACGACAGCGACGGCCCGCCGTCCTGCGGGCGGGCCGTCCGCTACTCCCCAGCCAAGACGACCTCGACCCGCAACCGGCGACGCTCAGCCTCGCGCAAAGTGTCGAGCGTCCCCGTCGAAACGCCATCCCAAAACGCGACGACGAGGTCGGGCCGCAGGTCGAGCATGGCACGGTTACGGATCGGCCCCGCCGACCGACCGAACCCCAGCCAGTCGGCTGGCAGCTCGACGACCTCGAACCCAAGACGACGAGCAACGATCCCGGCCCGAACATCGGCACCCCTCGCCCCGCCGTGAATGATCGTTGTTCCTCGCGGCAACCGGCCCAGCCGCTCCTCGATCGCGTCGACGTCGCGCCACGACCGCGACCCACAGACGAGGACCTTCACGGCGAAAAAATTTCCGGCCGAAAAATTTTCCCGGCCTCGCGTTGTCGGCGGCGACAACGGAATTTTTTAGGCGGGCCGAACTGCGGAGAGTGCCAGTCTCCGACTCTCAGTAAGACTGTCGCCAACGCTGGCAACGGGTCGCGAGCTGTCGTCACCGCTGGCAACCGATCCCTAGGGGCGCGAATGGATCGCCCAGCGTAGGTCGCGCCACCAACGCCGCAGCCGCCGGACGACTCGGACGCCCTTCACTAGTGCGGCCCGGTCGGGATGATCCAGACGAATAGCCAGACGAACAGGGCCAACGCGACCGCGAGGAGCGCCAGCCCTGCCGCCGACCTCACTCGGGATGGACCTCCCGCCGCAGGTCGGGGTCGCTCGACGCAGCGCCCGCATCCCAGGCCGCTTTGTCGACGTCGGACGGGTGGAACTCATCCCGTAGCGGTTCGTTTTCAACTCGTGAGACAACGACGACGAACCGCCCGTATTCGTGAACCGTCAGGATGGCGAACGCGATTGAGTCGCCGTCGCTTACGTCGTCGAGCAGGTGGCGAATACGGGTTCCCCGACCGCGCGAGCAGACTGTCGAGGACGACCTGGGAGCGGGGGACCTGTCGCCGCGTCGGGTTCATCGTCGCTGGGTTCCGAATGCGAACTCGCGTCGCAGCATGGCGGCGGTCACGGGCGAGGCAAAGTGATAGCGAGCGGTCACGTTCGCCATAACCTCGATCATCGCGGCATCGGGGAGCGCTTCCAGGGTTCGGAACTGCGACGCCTTGACCTTGGCCCGGACGATCCGCAGCCCGCTATCGCTCAGCCCCCAGGATTTCTGCCTATGGGCGGGTTGGTTCGGGCGCTGCTCGATCATCCCGAGGCGCTTCATCCATGACAACCGCTGCGCGATCGGAACCTTGTCGTCGCCGAACCCCAGCGCCCGGGCTAGGTGTTCGGTGTCGACCCAGCCGTCGTCATCGGCCTCGGCCTCGACTTTCAGCATTATGTCGAGGTCGCGGAAGTCATACATGCTCGCATGACGTCGGGTTCCGTTTCGGCTGGCCATGGGCTAGACCTCCGTTAGCTTGTAGATATGGCGGCGGTTCGACGGGTCGACCCTGTCGAGTCTGATAACGCCCCGCTCGTTCAGGACGAGAATCGCCTTATTGAGTGTGAACTCTGACATTCGCCGGGCGAACGCCTCGTCGCGCATGATCCCAGCGCCATAGAACTCCTCGCTCCCATAGTGGCGGCGTAGGAACCGCTCGACCTCGTCGACCTTCTCGTCGGAAACCGCGACCTTTCCGCTCACGTTCCGATGACTGTCCTTGCTCCACCTCGGCTTACCGCCGTTCGAGCGGCCCGGGCCGGGTTCGGCGGGGTCGGCTGCCCGGATGATTTTCGCCAGCCGGTTTCGATCCTCGCGGGCCGCTGCTAGTTCCTGTTCCTTTTCCGTCACGGTCGACTCGGCCGCTGCGAGCGCTCGTCGAAAGACGTCGAGCGCCGCTTCATAGTCGACCTTTTCGAGTTCAGGCATGGTTGCTCCCGTTCGTTGCGGATTCGAGTTGCGCCAGCAACTCCTCGACTCTGTTCTGCAGTCGCCGCAGCTCGTCGTCGCGTTCGTACCCGTATTCGAGGTACGCCGCGGTAACGTCGAGCGCTGCCGCCAGTTCTCGAATGACTCGAACCGACGCCATCCGATGATCGGCCTCTAGCCGTGAAACGTGAGCGTACGACACCCCCTCACACTGGCTAGCGACGTCGCGTTGACTCAACCTGCGGGCCTCCCGCAACCGGCGCAAGCGCTGGCCAAACGACTCGCCTCCATAGACGCGGTCGTAATAGGTTAGGTCGACGACGCTGCGGCGAGTCGTCACAGGCCGTAGGTTGCCAGTCGGCAGTCGTTTCCGCAACCGGAAGTCATTTCCGCTTAGCCGCTCGCTTGGCTGCAGCCCGGACCGAGGAGTTCGAGGAGCGCAGCCCGCGGCGAACGATCGTCGCCCGCGACCCGCTCGTCGTCTTGCGCCCCGCGTAGCTCAGCGCCGCCCGGAACCGCTTTGCCGTATTGATCGGATATTCCCGTGTTTTCGGGTAGGCGAACTGCGACGCGGGGAGGCGCTTCACCCCCTTGGCAGTCGACTTTTTCCCCGGCCTCGGTTGCGGTCGCTTCCTCGCTTTGGCCATCCTCATCCCCCTAGGTCGATCGCGCCGGGCCATACCCGCCGGTCACCCGTCGCCGCTAGACGGGACCCCAGGCGAGCGCCACGGCTGCAGTTACAGGAGCGGCAGAGAGGGCGCAGGTTTGAGGGAACGTCGGTTCCCCCCAGCGCCAGCGGTCGAACATGGTCGACCGTGTCGGCATAGCCGCCACAGAGGGCGCAGGTCCGACCGTCGCGAGCGAAAACGACCTCGCGCAGCCGACGCCAACGCCGCGCCGACCTACGCCTCGCCATCGTCCCGTTCCCTCTGTCGTTGTTCGTGCAAGCGAACCCATTCCTCTAGCCGAGTGACCTTGTCCCGGGTTCGGACGAGCGCCACGGCGAGCGCAGCGATAGCAGCGGCCAGAGTGCCGCTTGTCGCGACGAGGTCGCCCGACATTTCAGACGTTCACCGCTTGGCGGCTGGGGGAGCGAGGGAGAATGCGGCCATTCATCCCGCCCAACCGCCAAGCGACCTGTTCGCCCCTACTCCTCGCCCTCGCCCTCCTCGTCGTCAGACGGTTTCGGCTCGTCGGGTGAGTCTGGCGGCTGGGGCGTTTCAGTCTCGAACATGCGAACCCCCTTTCGTTCACGACGATAGCGCCATCCCTTCATAGATCGTTAGTTGCCCGTTGCGCTCCTCGGCTAGTCGAGCGTAACCCGGGTTTAGCTCGATCCCGATAGCGTCGCGCCCGAGGTCGCGGGCAACCTTCGCGGTCGTCCCCGAACCGAGGAACGGGTCGAGGACCGTCCCACCTGGGGGGCACCCGGCGAGGATGCAACGGCGGGGTAGCTCCTCGGGGAACGGCGCGAAATGCGCCTCGGGATATGGCTGGGTCGGGACCGACCAAACCGACCGCATGTTCCTTCCGAGGTCGGGGTCGCCACGGGACCCGCCACCCAGCCCCGCCGCTTTCCCGACCTCCTCGCCATAGGGCGTTAGGTTCCCGTTCCACGGTCGCGGCGTCGACCTGTCGCTGAACGGTTCCCTGACCGCGTCGGGGTCGTAGAAATAGCGCCGCGAGCGGGCGAGCAAAAACACCTGTTCGTGAGACTTGGTCGGCCGGTCCCTCACCGACTCCGGCATGGCGTTGGGTTTCGACCAGACGATTTCAGCTCGCAGGAACCAACCGTCGTCCTGCAGGGCGAACGCGACTCGCCAGGGGATACCGACGACGTCTTTCGGCTTCATCCCCGCGACCGCTGGGCGGCGACGATCGCCGCGCCCCTGTTTCGCAGCGCCGACCGGACGACCTAGCCGCTCGTTCATCCCGACGACCCGCTGGCCGCTCGACCCCGTCGCGTAGCAATCCCCGAGGTTCAACCAAACGGTTCCGTCGCGGCGTAGCACCCGGCGAACCGCTCGAAAGACGTCGACGAGTCGGTCGACGTACTCCTCGGGGGTCGCTTCCATCCCGAACTGTCGGTCGACGCGACGAGCGCCGCAGCGCCCGCAGCGATCCCGATAGAACCGTGACGATTCCTGCGTCGCCTTGCCCCCTTCCAGCGTCGAGGTCGTCGACCCGTAGGGAACCGAATGGTCGCAGCCATCCTCGCCGCCCGCCCATGACCCCGTCCCGTAGTCACGTAGACCCCAGTACGGCGGCGACGTCACGACGCAATGAACCGACTCGTCGGCGAGTTCGGCCAACCCGTCGAGGACGTCGGCGACGATCAGCCGAACCCCGATCATTCCGCCGGGCCTCGCATCCCCGCTCGTTCGAGCAGTTCGACGAACGCCATAAAGTCGAGGACCGCGACGGGGTGTTTGCCGCCGTCGAACGCGACCCGGTCGCCATGCTCAGCGATAACGAGCAGCCAGGGTCGACGATCCGCCTTCCCGTTTCGCCGCGCCTGCGCGACCCATGACTGCCGGAGTTGATAGCGGGTCGTTCGCTTGACCTCGACCGCGAAGCGGCAGCGCCCGTCGTCGTCCGACCCGCGGGCGTACCCGCCCGGCCCGATACTCGGGCGTCGCTCGACCCCCAGCGCCCGGCAAATCCGCCGTTCGAGGTCCTTCCAGGCGACGCCGCTCATGCGCTCCCGTTCACCTGCTCGACGAGTCGTTCGACGACGTCGGGATCGCGTATGCCGAACTCCTCTGCGATGACGACCGCCAGCCGGTCGCGCGGATAATGATTGGCGCTCCCGTTTCGTATCCACGCCTCGACGCGGGCGATGTTCCTCGGGTTGGTCCCGAGTGACCTCGGTTTTCGGGGTAGAGGGATAAAGGGTGTTTCTTCCTCTGCCTCTGCCTCTCGACGCGCACGCGAGGCGCTAGCGAGTTGATAGCGCTCTAGGGCTAGCGCTTTGCTAGCGACAATGTCGAGGAAACCCGCAGCGGTAAGCCGTTCGAGCTGAACGCTCGTGACTCTGAGGGCGAGGCGTCCCGATAGGTCATGGGTGTCCGCCGTGAGCGTTCCGTGAGCCTTTGCGTACTCTATCCAGAGTCCATGGAGAACGGCTCGCGTACCTCCTGGGAGCCGTCGGTACTCATCGTTCGAGGTTAGATCGGTGTGGTTTTTCACCCATGGCGGCGTCCGTTTGGCCGGGTCGTAATGCTGGAACCGCCCCCAATTCCGAACGACGATGAACCCCGAATCAGTCACCGCGACCGAGGCGGTTTTCGAGCAGGTCGATTAGCCGCGAGGCCTCGTCCGAAGTGAGGTCGGCCGACGACTCGACCTGACGCTGCAGCGCGAAGGTTGCGAACGCATGACGACCTTCCGGCGTCTTGATATCGACCTCCCCGTAAAGCGCCATTAGCTTTCGCCGCTGGGCGTCGCTCATTCGGTCCGTAACGCCCTCGGGTACCTCGGACGCCTGGTTACCTTCCGGTTCCCCTTCCGGCGCGTCAGGGGCGCTAGGGGCGCGTTCCGACTCGTCGGGAGCGGGTTCGCCCGGGAGCGGGGGCGTTGGGACCCCCGCCTCGGGCGTGATAGCGGGTTCGACGGGAGCGGTCACGGTCGCGACCGCAGCTCGACGTCGCCGCTTGGTCGACAACTCGGCTGGGCGGTCCTCAGCGCCCGGCGCTTGGTCGACGTCCTCTAGTTCCTCCGTCGCCGATAGCCCCCCGATCGCGTCGGCGAACACCCCTCGCGCCAGTTCAGCGGTCGCCCGCGCGAGCAGCATTTGACGCGGATACAGGTTCCACGCCGGGCGACCCGCGAGTTTCGCTCGACGCGCGTCGTCCATCGTCCAGGTGACCCGACTCGTCTGGTCAGAGTCGCGCCGCTTCCCCGCGAGCGTTACCCGGGTCGCGGTCGCGTCCTCGATCCAGAGGTCGTGACCCGCCGCGAGGATCAGCGCCCGCATAGCCTCGGCAGCCAGCGTCGGGCGACCCTCGATAACCGCGATTTTCGCGAGCGCCTGCATCGGTGCCAGCCCGACCTCGTCGCCGTACAGGATTGCCGCGGTAATCGCAGCCGGGTTCCCCCGCAGCGACTTGGGAACGAACTCCGTATTCGCAACCGCCTTGGCCAGTTCGACGGCGGGTTGCATAAGCGCGACCCAGTCGCGTCGTGGCGGCGGTTCGTATGGCGCAAGCGTCATGCAACCGACCTCCTCGTCGGGGGTGATAGAGCGGGCCAGACGAACACGGTCCGCGGCGACTTGACGAACCGCGCGACCTGGGCGGCGTACAGGAACGTTCGGAACGTTTCCGGCGACGTATCGACCGGAACAACGTCGTACCCGTCCGCTCGCAGCCAGACGCAGCCCGCCTCCTCGACCTCGGGTAGCGGCTGCTCCCGTCCGTCGACGTCGAGGAAAAATTCCGCGTAGCGGTACGCCGCTAGCTGCAGCGCCGCCTCGGGCCAGACGCCAGACGTTCCCGTTTTCCAGTCGAGCAGCCACAACCGACCGTCGCCCAGACGCGCGAGCAGGTCGAGGGTTCCCATGTAGTTCCAGGCCCGATTCCCGACGACCGCCTCGACGACGATTTCCTCGGGTTGCCATTCCTCGACGAACGTAAGGTAGGCGTCTACGTGCCCGATCAGCGGGTCGGGAACGTCGACCAGTTCGCCGGCAGCTAGCCGATGCGCCAACCGATGAATTTCGGTTCCCCTGACCGCCGCCGAATCGCGCCCGATGAACCTCGCGCGTTCGAGTGTCCGCAGTCGTTCGGCGACCTCCCGCTGCCCGAGTTCGTCCCAATGGTTGACCGCGTAGGCGGCGGTTTCATTCGCCGCCCAATTGATAAGCGCCGGTTTCGGAACCCCGTTCGACAGGATCGACGTAACCCCGTCGACGGGGCGACCGTCGAGTTCGTATGAGTGACCGCGACCGCGTTCCAGCCGACGAGTAGCGCTCATCCCCAGGACCCCCAACGCGACGTCGCGACCCTCGCGATTTCCTGCAGCGCCCTCGCGATTTGCTCGACCGCCGTAACGAGGTCGTCGAACCGCCGAATAAGGTCGTCGGTCGTCACTAGCTGGCCAGCCATGCCGCGACCTCGGCCTCGTCGCGGGCGTTCAGCGTCGCGGCGCATTCCGTCGCCTGCTCGACGACGCGTTGCCGGGCGAACTTCGCGCGACGCTCGCGCGGCCAGAAGTACGGACCGCGTGAAAGGGTCGTCTCCGTTCGATAGCTGGCGACGACCTTCCCGTAATCGGTATCGACAACATGCGCCGACAGGCCCGGCGGGTCCGCGCCGCCCCGCTTGGCGCTCGACAGGTAACCGGAAACGCAAATCACTTGGTAGCGCCTCGGGTCGTCCTCAGTCACAACCGAACCTCCCGTCCCGCGTTCAGGGTCGCAAGGACCGCGCGACCCTTCGCGGTCAGGTCCCAAACGATCCCGTCGCGTTTCGTGAACGGGTCCCGCTGAACCGCGACCCCCTCGACGAGGCCCGCGTTTTTCAGGTCGCTAACCCGCTTCCAAATCCCCCGCCGACCCGACTGCCGCTCGACCTGCAGCGCCGTCCGCGGGTGTTCGCCCAGCGTCGCCAGCGCTACGTGTTTCGCGCTGCCCGTCCGCAGGAGCGAGGTCGATCCCTCCTCTGCCTCGGTCGCCCGGCCCGACCGCTGCGACGTCGACGGGTCGCTCGTCCGGGCATGGGGAACGTCGACGACCCCGCCGAAAATGTCGAGTTGATCGACCGTCACCTGCAAACCCATTCGCCGCCCCGACCCCGCGAATGCATCCAGCCCGCAGCCAGGGCGCTCGCGTACGGATCGAAAATCGAGTAGCGACCGAACGGCGTCGAGCGCCAGGTCGACGGAAGGAACTGGAACAGGCCCGACGCGTCGCTCGAACGGTTACGCGCGTAGCGGTACAGGTGGCTTTCGCATTGCGCCTTGCGCCAGAGTTCCGAGCAATGGCCATAGACGACGCAGGCGAGGCCTATAGCGGTCGTCGTTTCCGGGTCGTAACGAATCGCCCGGGTAAGCGACCGTGACCGCTGCAGGTAGCGGGCCGCGATCGAATGCCATTGCTCGACGTTCCGGCCCTGCAGTTTCCGGTCGACCTCGACCGTTGCCGGGTCGGTCGTCGTCGGTTCGTCGATCGCTGCAGCTCGTTCCCCGTCGAGTGAGCGAATAGCGAACGCCATCCAGACGCCCAGCGCGACCGCCAACGCGTAGAAAACCAGGCGCGTCATGCGACCCCGAAAAGGGGGCACAGAGGGGGCACAACGATTAGAAACGACCCCCGAGGGCGTCTAGACCCCGCTAGCGCCCCCGAGGGTTTCCCCCTGCAAAACCCCGTTTTATCCCGTTTTACCCCGTTTCGCCGATCAGCGAAAAACAACCCCGTGGAGGTTCGATCCCTCTCATCCGCATATCGCAAATAGCAGGGATTTTGCAGGCGGGCAGAATCGGAAGGGGGCACAACGGGGGCACAACGCCCGCGGGTGCCCCCGACCGTCACTTGCGGGCGACCTTCCGCGCGACCGCCCGGGCGCTGTCCCAGCCATCCATCGCGGCCAGTTCGACGTCGGTTTCCTCGTCGATTAGATGCCCATAGGTTTCCTGGATCCGCTGCAGACTCGTTCCCATGCGGCGGGCAACCGTCAGGGTCGGGATGCCGTTGGCCAGCATTTCCGACGCGTACAGGTGGCGCAGGTCCTTGGGCGGGAAATAGTCGACCCCAGCCGCCTCGACCGCGGGCGTCCAGATTCGCGCGAGGAACTTGTCGCTCGACAGATAGCCACCCTTCCAGCCGCGGGCCGGGACCTCGCCGCTCGTCTTGCGACGCTGCGAGTAATAGCGTCGCGACGCGACCCTCGCGTTACAGGTTCGACACCCGGGCGTCCGGTCGGCGAACCCGCAGCCGCAGCCACGGCAGCGGTTCCAGTCGCCGCCACGGGGAGCGGGGAACAGGATCGCGGTATCGACCCGCGGGCGCATCCCCTCGAACGCGTCGACGACGAGCTGACGCAGCGGTACGTTCCGGCGCTGCGCCTCAGACTTAGACCCGTCGGGACCGAGTTCGAGCAGACGGCCAGACGACCAAACCCGCCGAACCTGCAGTACCCGGGATTCGAGGAACAGGTCGCGCTTTTCGAGCGCCAGGAATTCCTCGATCCGCAACCCCGCCCCCGCGAGGACGATCGGCGCTGCGGCGTAGCGGGAATCCATTTCGTCGACGATCGACCAAACCGCCTCCCAGGTCGGGACCTGGACCTCGCGCCGACGCGGTTTCGGGTTGACGACCTCGACGAGCGGGTTCGAGCGGACCCAGCGGTTCCGTACCGCCTGGGCGTAGAACTGCCGACCCGACCGGATGACGTCGAACGCATACCCGGGCGGGAGCGTCTTTCGCCACGTAGCCCATTCGTGCGGTTCGACGCTGGCAGCCAGCCGGTCGCCGAACGCGTCGACGATCCTGCGACCGTGAGCGGCGAGTTTCCCCAGCGTCGGCGCGTCGGCCTCATGCGCCTCTAGGTAACGCTCGATCATCGTTGCGACCGTCAGGCCCGCCTCGCGTTCGAGGATGAGCGCCGACGTCGTTCCCTTCCGAACCGCGTCGACCTCGGCCAGCCGGTCGAGCAGCCATGCCTCGGCGTCGCGCTTAGTGTCGAACCGCTTTTTCCGCTTGCGCGATCCGCGCCCGCCCTCGCGATAGACGGCCTCCCAGCGACCGCCCGGGAGTTGCCGAACCGAACCGCGTTGCCCTCGACCCTCACCCATGGCGGGCGGGTCGTATGCTGCGTCTTGCATCGGAACCAACCTTTCCGTTGCCACGGCCCGGGTCGCTTGTCGACGCCGGGCCTTGTATGTCGTCGGAAAGGGTATCGGGGGCACGGGTCCATCGCTGAATAGCTTCCTCGACGTCTGAGCGTCGGAACCGCAGCCGACCGCGAGGGGTTCCCCCGAGGCGAACGAACGGGAGTTTCCCGTCGAGCGCCCAGTCGACGACGGTTCCCATTTCGACCCCGAGCAGGTCGGCGACCTCGCGGGCTTTCAGGAGCGGGTCGTTCACGGCGATCCCGTCCGGGTCCCCCCGTCGGACCTCTCCCTAGGTAGGACCCGGACGTTTCCCGCAGGTCGCGAGTTCGCCTCCGTCGAGGGCGGTTGCGAACTCTCATACTCGCCGACGTCGTCGCGACGATCCGACAGTTCGACGGCGAGCAGACCGAATGCGATCCCGGCGACGATCGCCACGAACACGGCGAACCAAATCATCGGCGGGCTGCTCCTCGTCGGTAGCGCTGCGACTCGCGCCAGTTCGAGCGCTTGCGGGCCTGGGTGACGATCCCTAGAACATGGGCGATATGGCGGTCGCGGTCGCGGTAATCGGGGTCGACCGCGGCGTCGATCCGCTCGCGGGTCCCGTCGGGGTTGGCGCTCGTTTTCACCCGGCGGGCCTCGGGGAGCGCCGCTGCAGCTCGTCGAGTCGCCGGGCGTCCGATCGCGCGAGCGGTTCGTCGCCGATCAGCCATGGGACCGTCACGCTGCAGCGGCCAGCGATATCCCGCAGCCGCAGCGTTGTCGGAACGTGACCCCGCTCCCAGTTTCGGACGGTCCGAACGGAAACCTCTAGCCGGTCGGCGAACTCCTGCTGGCCAAGGTCGCCCCGGCACAGGCGGATACGTCCAGCGAATGCAGCGCTCGTTTCCCGCATGACAGGAACGGCGACCGACCTCCTCGTCGTTGACGGACTAGGTCTAGGTCCGGGCCAGGGGCGGAAATCCGAGGGTCGGAACGGGCGTTCCCTCATCCTCCCGAACACCCTTCCCTAGCGGCACCCCGCCTCGCGGCGGGGGTTATGGGAACTGCGGCAAGCGGTACCGTTGCACACAACCCCCCGGGGTCGTCAAGTGCGGATTGCCACCGCCTAGAAATCGGCTGCAAACGCGCGAAAGTGAACGGTCCCGTCACCTTTCGGTGTCGGTAATCGTTTCCGCTAGTTCGCCACCCGCACGAACCAGACTTGGGCGGCGTCGTACCGTGACCGCTGGCGGTCCATGACCTGACCGCCGTTCGAGTTGTTCCCGGTCGAGGTATTTCCCTCGATCGCCCGCCAGCTCGTCGCGTTCCCTTCCTTGAAAATCCCGATATGGTCCGCGCCCCCGCCGTCCCAGTCGTAACAGACGAGGTCGCCCGGCTGGGGTGACGACGTCAGGGTAAGGCCGCGCCGACCGGCCTGGGCGTCGCTCACGACGTAGGGAACGTACGCGTAGTAACTCCCCTTGGCGAACGACTCGGACCCGGCAGCGGTTCCCGCCTCGAACGCCCAGGTAACGAACATCGCGCACCATGGTTCCCCGTTCATCCCGTACCACGACCCGAACTTGTTCTGGTTCGACCCGGGCGGCGACTCGCAGTAGCCGACCTGACCCTGCGCCGCTGCGAGAGCCTGCTGGCGGATCGTCTTACCCGACCCCTGCTGCTCGTTCGCTTGTTTCAGGAGGTCGAGCGCCTTTTCGTCGAACGCGTATTCGTGACCATGGGGCAGACTCGGCGGGATCAGCGCCCGGCGCAAAATCTCGAACCCCTTTTTCGACAGGTTCCCCGT